ATGAATGAAAACTTTAAAAAGATAGACACTCGTACACCAAGAAAGGCACTAAATGGACTTGCCGCTGATGCGGGCAGACTCAGTATTACTTCCAAAGAAGCTGTTGAGGAGTTTGTTGATGTAGCAGATAAAATAGATGTAGCACTTGGCGAAGATTTGGGAGAAGACGCCCTTCTTCTGATTACCAAGCTCTCTATGGCGTTTGGCGAAGATGACCGTCTAGGCTTACGCGGCGCAATGCTCGCTACAGCTTCTGCTATCAACGAACTTGCGCAAAACTCTTCTGCCTCAGCTAACTACCTTGTTGATTTTACAGCTCGCGTCGCTGGCGTTGGCAAACAAGTTGGCCTTACACAGGCGCAAATCATGGGATTCGGTGCGGTAATGGATGAAAATCTTCTAAGAGACGAGATGAGTTCTACAGCATTTTCTCAACTTCTAACTAAAATGGCAGTCGACACAAAGACATTCGCTAAGATGGCAGGTGTTGATGTTAAGACTTTCGCTGATATGGTAAAGAACGACATGAACAAAGCAGTCATTACACTCATGGAAAACTTGAAGGCTAAAGGTAGCTTTAACCAACTCGGCAAAATGTTCGGTGATATGGGGCTTGATGGCGTTCGTGCCGTGAACGTATTGGCGAAAATGGTGGACAAAATAGATGATATTAGAGATAGACAGGAAATTGCGACCAAAGCCTATAAAGAAGCGAATTCTGTGTTGGAGGAGTTTGATATTCAAAACAATACGATTGAAGGTGATATTGAGAAAGCCAAAAATAAATTTAACGAGTTGACAATAGAACTTGGCGAACGTCTATTGCCTGTTGTAAAATATACCATTAGTGGCAGTAACTTGCTCGTTAAAACACTATCTATATTAGCAACTTTTACAATGAAATATTGGAAAGGGCTTGTAGTGCTTTCATCTGGCTTAGCAGCTTATACGTTAGCGGTGAAGGCATCAGCAATAGCAGAGGCGGCTTCAAATCTCACAAAGCTTAAAAGTATTGCTATAGATAAACTCAAAGCTACATATACCACTCTTGTGACGTCGGCACAAGAAGCATATAAAATAGCGGTTATGGCGTGCACAAAACAGATTGGATTTGCTACAGCTGCTCAACAGCTGTGGAATAATGTCATTCTCGCCAACCCGTTGGCTGCAGCCTTGGTGACCATGGTGGCAGTATCAGCTGCTCTTATTACGTTTGCTTCAAGAACAGACAAGGCCACTCTGGCTCAACGCGAGCTGAATAAAGCAAACTCTGAAGCTTCGGCACAATGTCGCTCTGAGATTGCTGAGATTTCGTCGTTGGTTAAGCTTGTACAAGACAAATCGGCTTCAGATAATGTGCGCACAGAAGCTCTTAAAAAATTAAAGGAGCAATACCCTGGCTATCTTGACAACCTCACTCTTGAGAATGCCCTGTCAAACGATGCGCGCAAGGCTGTTGACAGTCTCACTGATTCGATTTTGGCTCAAGCTAAGGCTCGTGTTTATCTTGCTAAGGTCAAAGAGCTTGAACGAAAAAAACAGGATGTAGATGAAGAGTATATGGATAGTTGGTGGGGCAAGATGGTGCAAAATTTCCGCTCCCAGTTCCAAGCTATTGGCAACAACATTGCTCATTATGCACAAAAGGGATATAATGCTCTTGTTCAAGGTTTTGATAATGGACAGTTCCGCCATGGTTTAGAAGGCTTCAGTCATGGTTGGTCGGCAAAAACTTACGTTGAACGCGAAGGCCTAAGCCGTAATCCAACAGTTAACTATGTGCGTAACCATTCACAAGACTTGCTGAAACTACAGCAACAGCAAGATGAATGGTTGGAAAAATATCGACAAGTCCAGAAGAAAGAGGTCGAGCAGATGGAGATAACGCGAAAAGCAAACGAGAACTTAGGGAAGAAAAACAAGGATGCGAATAAAAATAATGGTAACAATCTGAACGAAGAGTATAAATCGCAAGAGGATTTAAAAGCTGAAGCTGCTGCTCAGCGCAAAGCAGCTGTTGCGACAAGAAAGGCAGAGGCTGAACGAAAACGGCAAGAAGCCCAGCGAACTAAAACTCTCAAAGAGGCCGTCAAAGCTCAGCAAGCGTTAACAGATGCTGAGCTTGTCGAAAACTACCGTATGTATATTGACGAAAATCGTAGCTATCGAGAGTTTATGAGTGAGCAGTATAAGATCAAAAGCAATGGTATTGATGAGCAGATTAAGCTATATGGAAAAGATTCTAACGAGGCTCAAGCTCTCATTAAGAAGAAGACGGATCTTGAGCAACAATATCATAGAGATATTTTACAGCTCGACGAACGCGAACTGCAAAGGAAACATGCAAGCATAGCTATAGAGCTACAGATGGCTTATGAGAAAAAAGAAGCAAACAGTGCTCTGTATCATGACGACATCGCTTTGGCAGAAGCACTTTATCAAAACGAAATTGACTATCTTAAAAAAAGACAGTCGCTTTATAAGAAAGGATCTCAAGAATGGCTCGACGTTGACGCTGAGATTAGCCAGAAACAGCAGGAACAGGGTCTTGCTAGAGAGCAGCGTTATTCGGACTTGCTGTCTCAGTACAAAGAGCAATGGGCTTCAAAGGACATCAAAGAGCAAGAGCGTATCACGCTCAAAGGACTCGAACACTTACACCAACAGGGTCTGCTTAAAGAAAAGGAGTACCAGGAAATGTTGAAGCAGATAAAACTCCATTATCAAGAACAAGAGTCTGAGGAGAATTTGCACAATTCCGGAAACGAAGTGTTTAAACGTAACGCACATTCTGCCTACACAACCGCATCTAACGAGGCTAAGGCTTCATGGTCAGATAAGCACGAGGAAGGCGTTAAGGTTAAAGATTTTCTCACCTCTGACATTGACATTTACAAGTCTACACTCTCCAACATCAAGTCGATGGAGGAGGATGGTTTGATTTCACACAAGGAGGCTATGGCAGCCATGGGCGAAGCGACAGCTGTGATGCTCAATGGTGTAGTGGCTAAATTTCAAGCGGCCATGGATACCATCTCGCCGATCATGAACGCGATGTCTTCTTATTATTCGGCTCAATCAGACTATGAGGTAACGGTTACTGAGAAGAAGTATGAGAAGCTTATCAACGCTGCCGGTAACAATACGGCCAAGACAAAGAAGTTAGAGGAGAAAAAAGAGAAGGAGATTGCCAAGATCAAAACAAAATATGCCCGCAAACAAGCTTCAATGCAAATTGCTCAAGCTGTTGCACAGACTGCCATTTCGGCTATTGCTGCTTACAGTTCTGCCATGCAGGGCGTACCTTATCCCGCGAACTTGGTGCTTGCTCCTATAGCAGCAGGCATTGCTGTAGCTGCCGGTGCTCTACAGATTGCCACCATCAAAAAGCAGCAACAGGCACAAGAGGCAGGCTACTATGAGGGTGGTTTCACGGGCGGATCAAGCTATCGCAGTGAGGCCGGTGTTGTGCATGAGGGTGAGTTTGTCGCTAATCACAAGGCGGTGAATAACAATAATATTCTTCCCGCTCTTCGACTCATAGACGAAGCTCAACGCAACAATACGGTGTCGTCTCTCACAGCAGCAGACATCTCACGCTCGCTTGGTCAAGATGGCGCAACGGTAGTCTCTGCCCCTTCTGTAACTGTCAACACTGACAACTCTGAGCTAAGCTCTACTCTCAACGAAGCTCGCAATGTCATCGACAGACTGTCCAGTATTCTTGCAGACGGCATTCATGCAGAAGTCTATATCGATGGACCGAGAGGGGTGGCAAAGAATCTCGACAGCTTCAATAAACTTAAATCTCGCACTTAATTATGATACAATGTTCAATTAATGGCAATGTGGCCTATCCTTCAACATCAGACAAGATAAAGATCACTTATGCCAATCAGTTCATTGAGGACTCTGGGACATATACTTATGACATTTCGTTCCCGATGTCCATCCATGCCAACCAGATTCTGTTTGGCAATGTTCATCGTTTCGATGTCCACAAGCCTACTGGGACTTTCGATGACTGCAAAATGTATGTTGACAATAGACTGCTCATCAGCGGCAAAGGTACATTGACGGCAGTCACTGAGTCAACAGTGAAACTACAGATTGTAGGCGGCAAATCTCGCATCAAATACAACTCAAAATTTGAGAAACATTATATTGATGAGATTGATTTCCCTACTGTCAAGATTTCCAGTGGCATTGACAAGAACCGTTACGCGCAACTAGGCATGACAAGCGTGGACAGCTCAAAGAAGCCTTCAATTGTTATGGTTGACCTAACTAATGGCAAATGTGTCGGCCAACCTGGAGTTGCTCTGTTTTATCCTATTTATGATGAAAGTCATGACTGCATCTCAAACTTGCTGTCAGCCGCTAAATTCACGAAGCTGAAGGTGGATGGTATAAATTACCCTACTGGCAAAATGGCTTGCATGCAACTACTCGCTGTGCAGCCTAATCTGCTGTACGTCCTTAAGCATGTTATTCAATCGGAAGGCTACGATATTAGACGCAATGACTTCGATGTAGAGCCTTGGAAAAGGCTCTACATCGCATCTGCTCGCCGCTCATACCTTATAAAACATGCCTTGCCACACTGGTCTGTCTACACTTTTATAGATGAGTTCCGTAAGCTCTTTAATGCTTCTTTTGTCTTTGATGATGTTTCCATGACTGTTGACATCATCGCTACAAATGAGCTCACAAGCAACGAGGCTGTTGCTTATGACTGCCTGGACGAATATTCAGCTGAGTTCGATGAAGATGGGTTGTCTAATCTCGCCACTTCAAATATTGAATACCAATTTGATGATTCTGTAGGTCGAGATTGGCGCGAGTTTATATCTTTGTCAGCTCTTAAACAGTTCCCTGTTTTGTCGTATAACGACGAGAGCTCTATGTCTTCTGCAGCAATGGCCATGACAACAAAAGAACGACGATGTTCTATCTTTAAAGTCGGCTACTCCTATTATATATGGGCTATGTTACCTAAAGATGGCAACCCCGACACAGAAGAGGAAACAGAGCAGCGCACTTTGTGCGGATTGTTCAACCCAATCATGCGTGACAAAGAGAGCGACAATGTCGTTGACTTAAAGATGATCCCAGTGGCTATGACACAACGCAAGAGAAGACCCGACAAATTCATGTGGAATGTTACTGACATCATGCCAAACGCTACGGTCTGCATGCCATCGATGTCTAAC